TTTTCTTTCTTGTGTATAGCCGCACATCAAGTGTGACTATTTCTGCATAATTGGTATTGTCTGCGTAGAAATCATTGTTATTCGGATACGTGAATACAATGTACGGTAATGGCGGCAGTTCCTCTGCCGCATCCCACACTTCATAGGTAACCGGTAATCCGGTTTCCCTCAGTGCATCATAGATTTCCTGGTATGTCATGAACCACCAATCCTTTTGCTGATCTCTGATTCAAGCCATCCGATGCACAGCGTTTCTGCATCAGCAATTACATGGTCACCGGTGTATTCACCATATGAACCATAACGGTTTGCAATAGTATGATTGCGTTCAAGCAGATGCGCAACACGGTAGTGCTTTCTGTTGTAGACAACATAAGATGTTCCAAGCAACCGTGCGTGCACTTCTTTCACTGCCCAGTCTTTGGCATATGCACCGCCCTTTTTGCCTTTGCTTTTCTTACTGTTCGCACGGATGTATTTGCAAGCAATATCAGCAGATTCTTTTGTCAGTTCCGGAAGTTCTGCTCTGACTTCATCACCATATTCACGAACTAACTTCCACGCTTCTTTCTGGAAGTCAATCACACCAACAGTCTTAGTCATTGCCGTGTCTCCGTTCCAGATACAGTTCTATTTCGTCATGATCCGTGATGTATGTGCGGTAAATGGAATAGATGATGTTGTTCACCTTCACCAGTTCTTCATTGCCGTAATCGTACGCAAACATGGTCACACGCAGTTCTGGATTCAGACCACTTCTGCCACCTTCAAACCATTCACGCTGTGTCACAGACGAAACGTTGCAGAACACCATTCGTTCTGTTTCCGTTGTCTGCGGTACACCGTATTCATCCTGCGTGACTGTCTCTGCAATCAGATAGCAAACGTTTGACCTGTCCATCAAGCATCACCCCAGTCTGTATATCCGGTTGCCATGCTCAACTGCTTTTTCTGTTCATCGTACGATGCCTTCAGCCGGTCATACTCTGCACCATCAATCTTTCCAAAATTGATCTTGCAGTATGTGGTCACCGCCATAACAACCATCGGTTCAGACAGATATTCAGTACCGATTGTTTCAGTGCTGATACCTGCAATGTGCAAATCCGCAATGCACGCATCAATTAACTGGTTCAGTTCAGCATCAAACGCATCTGTGGTCACACGCAGTGCAAGTTTTACTTTTGAAAGTAGTGTGTTCATGGTCTGTCTCCTTTACTGCATAGAAAAGAAGACAGGTTATTTCCCTGCCTTCTTTCGTGTGTTCTTCTTTGGTTCTGCGTTCTCTGCCGGTTCAGCAGGTTCCGCAACAACCGGTTCCGCAACACCAAGTGCACACAGCCTGGTGCACTCTGCTTCAGAAACAGAATGAACACCAGGCAGTGCGTAAATGTGTGTTGCCGTCAGCAGTTTGACGGTCGGCATTTTTATGCCGCCTTCTTGACCTGCGTGAAACGGAACGGTGCAGTGACACCAATTGCCGCATACAGTTTGCCAAGTACACGGATGACATCACTGGTCATTTCAGTTTTGTCATCAAACTTATACTTGATGTCATCACCGTTCGGGAAGTTTGCGGTAACACCTTTAAGGTCACCGACAATCATATATGCCGCATTTGCGGATGCAGATGCATATGCAGGAAGCGCATCTGTGAATACAACCGGCAGACCGTCAAAGACATCGCCGACATTCTGGCCGGAAGTGATCTGCAGTGCCTTCAGCGAACCCCATGTTGCACGGTTCATGATTGCAACATTGTCGGTCGCTTCAGCAGACAGAAGTGCTTCAGCAGATGCAATTGTTCCTGCACCAAGTGCCTGTGTCAGAACTGCAACTGCCGGTGCATTTGCACTGGATGTTGCCGGAGATGCAAGGATTGCGGCAATAACGATTCCTGCCGCCTTCTTCACGATTCTGTATGCCAGTTCATCATAGATGTAGTCAAGGAATGCTTCACCGGTCATTTCATAAACTTCATCCGTGATTGGTACCCACTTTTTAATGTTGGACGGTACAAGTGTGACCATGCCGAGAACCAGTGTTTCTGGATCAACTGCATCGTCACCTTCAAGATGAATAACAGCATCTGTTCCGCTGATTTCAAAATTGACTTTCAGATTGCCCTTAATGAAAGTCTTGCGGACACGGTTCATGATTTCATCATTTTCCCATGCGGTATTGATGATTGTTTCAACCATTTCCGGAACGGCAACGGTTCCAACAGCCTGTCCTTCACTGACTGCATTTTCAGTCATCAGCGCACGGCATTCAGAATCATCACCGGTCTTCACATAGTTTGCAAACGCATTGATGTATTCCTGCGTGTTGCGGTATTCCTTTACATCCATCATTTTTCTTTCCTCTTTCTCCTTGATTTCATCAATCGGTTTCGCATCCAGAGATGCAACCTTTTCATGCAGTGCACGCTTTTCAGCCGCTTCTGCTTCAATCTGACTTCTGCGTTCAATCAGCGCATCAACTTCACTGTTCAGTGCATCAATGTCAGCATCTTCTGCAGTCATCAGATTCTTGATTTCCGACATTCTCTGTTCGATGTCTTCCATCTTCATTTCTTTGATTTCCATTGCCTTACCTCTCATACAATTTCATCTTCAGTTCCAACAGTTTGCGGTCATGTATCGCTTTCAGTCTCTCCGCTTCTCTCCGTTCAATCACTCCGTTGAACAGATCACGATATGCAACCCCAATGTCCGTTCCTGGATTCGCAGGAAAAGACACTGCCGAAACATCATACAGTTTTGCAATGCGGTCAATTACACGTGTCACTTTGCGTGCTTCTTCTTCAAAGTGTTCACCGCCACGTGCGACCACAAACGAAAAAGACATCTGCGAATAATTACCGGTGCGGATGTCCTCAAACATTTCTTTGCTTGCCGTTGTCAGACCAAGATCAGTCACGGACAGAAGACCGTGCGTGTCTGTGGTCAGATTCAGTGCACCGTTCTTTGTCCGTGCAAGCACTCTGCCTGTGTGATCACGCAGGAACACAACATCAGACATGTCTGCATCTTCAAACGCTGTCGGTGCGATTCTCTCAAAATACTGGATACCGTCATCTTCAAACATCAGATACGGTTCAAACGTGGATGCATACCCACGCACAATGAATTCTGAATCTTCAGCATTGTGTTCAAACGTTCCAAGATTCCGGTATTCTCTATTGTCACGAATTGCCATTGTCGGTCACTCCTTCCCTTGTGAATGTTCCATCATCATTCAACAGATAATATTCACCACGAATTGTATATGCCTGTCCTTGTCCATCCGGTAATGGTGGCAGGTTCCATATCTCTCTGATTTCATCACGGTTCATGATGCCACGGTCAGCCATCTGACTGGACACGTTCAGTTTTTCCGATGTGCTCATGTACTGCAGTCTGTTTGCCGTCAGCATGATCATTGTTCCACGTGCAATCTCATTGTCTGTGAACATCGCACCTGTCATGGTCTCACTGAACTGGATTGCAAACGGTTCAATGGCAGATTCGTAGAATGCTGACCACGCATCACCGTATGCCTTTGACTGCAGAATTTCTTCATTCACGGCAAAGTGTTCATACACACTCTGTCTGATTTCTTCCAGTTCTTCTGCCGGTACTGTGTAGGCACTCTGATCAATCTGCCGAATGTCCGTGTACGTATTCGGAAACAGCAAAATTCCACCATTTGCTTCATCTGCTTTCAGATTCGCTTCGGTGAAACGTGTGCGTTCTTTCTTCAGATCATCCGTACTGGTGAAGTTATTGACCCGTGCCATGAACCGGTATGTTGAACCGTTCTTCACTGCTTCTTCAATCGCTTCATTGTTCAGATGTTCCAATTTCATCATTGGATCAAGCGCATTGTTGGGTTCACCAAAGAAATCAGAACTGTACTGGTACTTTGTAAGCACCGCACACTCTGACATTTTGACCGCCGCTTTCTTGTGCGTGTTAAATTCATACCGTAACCACGGTTCGCCTTCATACTCCACAACAACACACTTCAGCGGTAACACAGGAAAATAACCGACAACTTCCATCCAGTCATCAAACACCGGCACAATCACAACCGTGTTGTGCATATCGAGAATGGTACTTGTGCGGTATAGCATCTGATACCAGGTCATCCACGCATTCGGTCTGATCCGCAGTTTCGCTTGCAGTTTCGGCTGTGCGCTTCCAATGATCTCTGCTTTCAGTTTTCCAATGTGCCTTGCCCGTGCATCAATAGCAGACCGCACCAAGGCAGATTCATACAGTTTTCCGTTCCATGAAGAAAAGTGTGGTTTGTATGCTGTCAATGTTTGGAAATATCCATCATTTGACTTTGCAACTTCCTTGTTTTCTTTCTTGAATAAGACATCAAATAATCCCATGTTCTCACCTGCCTTGATTCTTCAACTGCTGTCCAACTTCAGAAGACCACTTCTGTTTCACGCACAGCGCATCAAGAAGTGCCGCCATTCCGTCAATGTGGACATACGTTGACACCTTAACCAATCGCTTGCGCATGGTCTCTGCATCAACCTTCAATGCACTGTCATACATGTGCATCTTCATCACATCGTTTTCAACTATCTTCAGTTTCCCGTCACGCAGTAACCCTTCACATTCATCAATGACAGGTGAAAGGTTCGTGCCCTGGTAAACCGAATCCATATGGAAACCATAATTTGACATGTCATTTATCAAATACTGGCTGTTATATCTGTCAAATCCGCACTTCAAGGGCATCAGTTCGTATTTCTCAATCAATTCCTTGAACCAGTTAAAGCAGTCATTGTAATCAATGAAGTTATCACCGGATGTGTTCAGATACCCTTTCTGCAGATAGATGTTGTACGGGATGCCGTCACGCTGTGTCATTTCTTCCACACGTTCTCCAGGCATCCAAAACTTTGTAAATACATAAGAAATGCCGTCACGCTCAACAACGATGCATGCGGCAGTTAAGTCAGTAGTGCGTGACAGATCAATTCCTGCGACACAATAACAACCTTTGAAGTCATCCAGTGTCAGACCGGTCACGATGCTGTTTTCAATCACTTTTGAATCAAGCCATGCGGCACTGCTGTTCTGTTTGATACACGCATACTTCACCATGAATTCATTGCGTTTTGACAGTGAACCTTCTGCAATCGCAATTTCTTCCAAGAGATAATCCACACTGACAGACACACCCAAGTTTGGGTTTGACTTCTTCAGTTCATTGATGTCATTCCACTTGTCTACATCATCAATCATGTACAGAACTGGAAGCAGTCTTTTTTCTTTGCTGTCTCCGTTCAAGAAACGTGTGGAACGCTTCAGCAGTTCATCATAGATTCCGTCATTCACATATCCGGCTGTGGTGATGGACAACAGAATTGACTGTTTCCGTGCACCCATACCGGATTTCATGACTTCATACTGCTTCAAACCGGAATCGCCCTGCCATGATGCAATTTCATCACACAGTGTGATTGACGGATTGAACCCATCCGATTTCCGTGCGTTCAATGCAATCTTCTTCACGGTGCTGTTGGTGCCAGGTATGTACAGATCAGTCTGACGGTGCTTTTCCATTGTCGGATCATCTGGATTCATCTTTCTGCGTGACGAATCAAGCACCCGTGATTCAGCAAACTTCTGTTGGTACTCTGGATCAAGTGTGGTCATGACCCAGATGTTGTTGTAGGACAGTTCTGCTTGGTCAAGTTTCGGTGCCACAGTGAAACACCGTGTGCCGAATCCGTCAGTGCTCCATATGTACCGCACGATTGCGGCGGCAAATAATGTCTTGCCGTTTTTCCGTGCGATTACAAGCAACACTTCACGGAACTGCCGGTTTCCGTCAGCATCCACAACACCAAACAGAACTGACAGAAATGCTTTCTGCCACAGTTCCAGTTTCAGCGCACCTGGTGCAAGTTCGCCTTCTGTGTGAAAACAGTGCCTTTCGATCCAGTTCACGGCATGATTAGCCTTCTTCTGATCAAAGAAGAATGCCTTGTTCTGAAGACCGTTCACGATATACTCATATACCTTGCGCACCCACACACCAACGGTCACCGAACCGTCCTTGATCTGTTGATAATACGCAAAAATATAGTTGTCCGTGTTTTTTTTCATAACATTCGCCGTGCTACTTTTGATAACTCTGACCTTCCTGCATCAAGACCGGTTCAGTCCTTGCCATTCATGCTATCTGCGGTTCCTTCTGTCTGAAATACGCTAATTAACAG